TTACAAGCAGTAGCTGAACGATATGGTGCAATTAAAAAGAAAAGTTTAGTTGACGGATATTTAAAAGATGGTAAAACATTTTATGATATACCTTATGATATTATTGAAGAGTATGGTATAGCAGATGTGGAAGCAACTGAACAAGTTGCATTGAAACAGTTAGAAGCCTTTGGCACAACATTTGAGGAGTTATTTGGAGATGAAGAATCTATTGCCGACACTGCGTTTGTCGCTTGATATGACAGATGTTCTTGCAAAGATAGAACATGCAGGAATAAAAATAAATCTAGATACATTAAGTGACATACGAAATGAGTATGAACACGAACTAACTACAATCGATAAAAGATTAAAAGAGATTATTAGTGATGTCATGGGAGACACACCAATAAATTTAAACAGTGCAGATGATAGGTCTAAGTTGTTTTACTCACGAAGAATATATGACAAAAATATATGGTCAAGATTATTTAATATTGGGCATGAAGTACGTGGTGCAACTCGTAAGATAAAGATGCGTAATAGGATGTCAAAGACTGCATTTGCAAAAGCTATTCGCAACAATACAGAAGTCATAAGAAAGACAACAGGATACCAATGCTCAACATGTGAAGGTCAAGGTCGCTTAAGATTAAAATTAAAGAACGGACAGTTGGGTAAAGCAAATAGATTGTGTAAGTCTTGTAAAGCAACAGGCATGGTTTATGTTAAAAGTAAAGAAGTTGCAGGATTACGAATGTTGCCAAGAAATACAAAAGATGTAGCACAGGCAGGATTTAAAACAGATAAGACAACACTTGAAGATATGTTATCATCATTGGACGGTGCAGCAAAAGAATTTGTAGGATTGTACGTAAGATATTCTGCTTTGCGTACATACCTTAGTACATTTGTAGAAGGAATGGAAAATAATGTTGATGAAAATAGTTTTATACATCCAGAGTTTATGCAGTGCATTACTGCTACAGGTCGTCTATCGTCAAGAAACCCAAATTTTCAGAACATGCCACGTGGATCTACGTTTCGTATACGCAAGGTGGTTGAAAGCAGGTTTGAAGGTGGTACAATCGTTGAGGGCGATTATTCACAGTTGGAGTTTAGGGTTGCAGGATTTTTGGCAAATGATTCGCAGATATATACAGATGTAAAGGATGGTGTAGATGTACACTCATACACTGCATCTGTGATTGGCTGTGATAGACAAACGGCAAAGGCTGACACATTCAAACCATTGTACGGTGGCACAACAGGAACTGCAAATCAACAAAGATACTATCGTGCATTTAAAGAAAAGTATTCAGGTGTAACAGAGTGGCATGATAAGTTGCAACGAGAAGCCGTTGAGACAAAAAGGATTGTACTACCATCTGGCCGCACATATTCTTTTCCAGATACACAGTGGACAAAGTGGGGTACTGCAACTAATCGTACTGCCATCTGTAATTACCCTGTACAAGGATTTGCAACGGCTGATATATTACCATGTTGTCTTGTTGATTTAGAGAAAAGATTACGACCATATAAGTCTGTCATATGCAACACTGTACACGACTCAATTGTCATCGATTGTCATCCAGATGAGGAAGTTCAAGTTATAGCAATTTTAAAGTTTTCTATGTTGGGTGTTGCAGCAGATCTACAAAAACGCTATAAAATCAGTTACTTAATGCCTGTAGAAATAGAAATAAAAAAAGGTGATAATTGGCTTGACACATCTGTAGTGTATCCTGTAGAATAATTTTATCGCTAACTTTCATTAAGGAGAAGTAACATTAGCAATTTAGCAATAGTTGACGACCAACTAGATAAAATGGTCGAAGCATTAGAGAATGATGATGATCAAGCTCTACTTGCATTAACTGGTCAAGAAGCCAAACCTGCCGATAACGAACTGGCGAAACTGGCTATTAACTACGAGACAGAAACTGATGATGGTCATACTCTTCGTAAGGGTGACTATAGAGTGTGGCATGAAAATCGGTTTCTTTATGCACCTGAGGTAAAGATACGCATATTCATACGGTCTTTTATGTGGAGTCTTTTTGATGCAGAAGAGGGTAAACCTATCTGCAACTCGGTGCAAAAATTATCTCTTGATGGTGTATTCAATGATACATTAGGGGGTAATAGATGTGGTCGATTGGTGAAAGAGGAAGCTGCAAAGCTTACTGACGATGATCCAAGATTGGTCACATCGAAAGCCGTACAGTGCAACCAAGTTATTTATGGTGTGTTGTCTGGCAAAATGAAAGAAGCTGATGGTACACAGGTACAACTCGATAATTTACCTATCATCAGTTATTTCAAAAAGTCTGGGTATATGCCCATGAATAACTTCATAAGAGGTTTAGCTGACAGGAAAAAGATTATACCAAGAGTTGAGGTTAATCTTAAAACTTCTAAAGCTAAGAAAGGTTCTGTTACATTTTTTGTGCCAGTGCCAACTGAAGGTAAGTCTTTGACTTCTCTATCCGATGAGGATAAAATTTTAATAAGAATGTTCAAAGATACCATCGATGCTTCTAATGTTAATGTAATGCAAAAACATAATGAAGTCTTAAGAGGGAATGTGTCTGACGAAGATTCAGATCTCTCTAAAGATTTCGATGCTGCTATTACTTAGTATACAGGAGTTTCTAGACAAAGCTGGTCAGGGAGAAGTCGAACTCCCTGATCATCTTATCACAGAGTTTAAAGAGTCCTGCGAACTCGCAATTAGAAAACAATTTACAAAAAGAGAAGGTGCTAAACTAAGAATGTCTGGCATAGGTAGACCTATATGCCAACAGATACTTAGCCTACAAGATTGCCCTAAAGAAAGTTCGTACAATGATATAATGCGTTTCTTGTTCGGTGATCTAATTGAAGCAGTTGCCATGCTTGTCATTAAAGCTGCAGGAATAAAAGTTGTAGGTGAACAAAAACCAAGTCAAATTATATTAGATAAAGAAAATATTAAGGGAACTCTTGATGTTATTATTGAAGAAGATGGAGTGCAAAAAGTGTGGGATATAAAATCGGCATCTCCTTTTTCTTTTGATTATAAGTTTCGTAAAGGCTATGACAAAATAAGAGATGATGATCCTTTTGGATACATAGTTCAAGGTCATCTGTACGGTGAAGCAAACAAGATGCCTTTTGGTGGATGGATAGTTGTAAACAAATCTACAGGAGAATGGGCAGTTGTAGATGCACCAAGTGACATAGAAGAACGCAAGAGAGTTATTAAAGAAGCTAACAGAATTGTAAAAACAGTAAAGAAAGCTGACTTTAAAAAAGTAAAACTAAAAGATGATTGGGAAACGTATCGACAAGATGGTGAGATACTACGAACTAAAAACAGATTGATGCCTAAGTTATGCTCGTTCTGTGAATACAAAAAGCACTGTTGGACAAACGCAGAGTATGCAACCAAGATCACATCAAAAGCAAAGATGCCACCTCAAGTTTGGTACACTCGATATGCACAGAAGAGGTTATAATGCCATTAGTATATACCGATAATTACGACATTGAATTTATAACATTAAATCCTCACATTGGTTTCTTGTATGTTGAGTCTCGTAAAAGTTTAGGTGGCAGCAGAAATATAGCTATACTAAGAGGGCATCTTAAAGGTATGCCTATTACATTAAGAGAAAACTATGCCGATAAAGGATATTTAAAACCAGAGACACAAGCAAGAGATAAAACATTATTGTTAAAAGAATTTAAAGATATTCAAAATAAATTATGGAGTCAGACTGTTATATGCCTTCCGATTACACCCTTTCAAAAAGAATTGGAAATTTTAGAAAAGTATTCCCCAGAAGTGGCAAAGACCTTATCAAGAAGAATGGAATACATAAGAGAAACTTTCTCATAGTGCCTACATACAGATCTCAATTTGAAAAAGTAATAGCCGTTAAGATGGCAAGAGATGGTGGTTCATTTAAGTATGAAACTATCAGGCTACCTTACGTTCCTAAAGTAAGACACTATACTCCAGATTTCTATATACCAGAGACAGACATATACATAGAAGCAAAAGGTAGGCTTACAAGAGAAGACAGATCAAAGATGTTATTAATAAAAACTCAACATCCTGAATGTGATATTCGTTTTGTTTTTCAAAATGCAAAAAATAAACTGTACAAAAATAGTAATACAACGTATGGTGATTGGTGTAACAAACATGGATTTGAATGGGCAGAAAAAACTGTGCCTAGAGAGTGGTTAAAAAATGAGTGATGAAGAAAAAGAAAGAGAAATAGAAAAACTAACACTTCTACCAGATAGATATTATATTATTTTAAATAAGGTAGACGAAGAATCTTTTACTTTAACTGCATATGATACAACAGGAGTATACGATACTAAGAACCCCTGTTCTGCTGCAGTAGCACAAGAAGGAATATTAGAAATGATTGACATGGATTTAACTACTGTGTTAAGATTAGGATCGGTTAGGATTAAGCATAGAGATATGCTTCCGATTGAAGACAATGTAATAAAAGTAGACTTTGGAAAAAAACAATGAAGAAAGACATGGTTAATCAACCACCACATTATAATCAAGATAAGATAGAATGTATTGATGCAATCGAATCAGCAACGAACAGTGGGTTTGAACACTATTTACAAGGAGTTATAATTAAGTATCTCTGGAGATACAGATATAAGGGCAAGCCTGTAGAAGACTTAAGAAAAGCCGAATGGTATTTACAAAAATTAATAGAAATAAAAATGAGAGAGGATATAGAATGAAAAGCTTACCAACACCCTACCAAGACTTTATACACAAATCTCGCTATGCTCGTTGGAACGAGAAAGACAAAAGACGAGAAGATTGGGATGAAACAGTTGACAGATATTTAGAGTATGTGTCTGCACATATAAAGAAAGAGCATGGCTTTGATATAGATGGTCATAACGTAGGGTTGTATTCTTCTCTTAGAAACCACATATTAGATTTAAAAGTAATGCCATCCATGAGAGCAATGATGACTGCAGGAGATGCATTAGAGAGAGATAATATCTGTGGATATAATTGTAGCTATATTCCTGTTGATCACCCCAGAGCATTTGATGAGTGCATGTATATCCTTATGTGTGGCACAGGTGTTGGGTTTTCAGTGGAACGAGAGAATGTTGATAAACTCCCGGTAATTGCTGAAAAATTTCATAACAGTGATACAGTCATTACAGTTGCTGATAGTCGTATGGGGTGGGCAAAGTCCTACAAAGAATTAGTTGCATTGCTTTACTCTGGGCAGATTCCCACTTGGGATATAAGTCTTGTTAGACCTGCAGGAGCAAAGTTAAAGGTTATGGGGGGTAGAGCATCAGGACCAGAACCTCTTGTTGAACTGTTTGATTTTACTATAAATACATTTAAAAAGGCTAGTGGCCGCAAACTCTATCCAATAGAATGTCACGACATTATGTGTAAGGTTGGGCAAGTTGTTGTTGTTGGTGGTGTTAGAAGATCTGCACTAATTAGCTTGTCTAACTTAGGTGACGACCAGATGAGCCATGCTAAGTCTGGAACTTGGTGGGAAACTCAAGGTCAACGTGCATTGGCAAACAATAGTGTTGCTTACAAGTTTAAACCTGAGATGGGTACATTCATGCGTGAGTGGGTATCTCTGTATGAATCTAAGTCTGGTGAACGTGGTATGTTTAATCGTGAAGCATCAGACAAACAGGTTGCAAGAAACGGAAGAAGAGAAACAGGGCATGCATGGGGTACTAATCCATGTTCTGAAATAATACTTAGACCTTATCAGTTTTGTAACTTGTCAGAAGTAATAGTTCGTGGTGACGACACACTACAAGATTTAAAACGAAAAGTTCGTATGGCTACAATATTAGGAACATTTCAATCAACGTTAACTAACTTTAAATATTTGAGGAAGATATGGAAACAGAACACAGAGGAAGAAAG